GTCCCGCTACTCACTGTAATAACAGTTGCAGATGCGCTAATTCCTGACGCGAGGACGCTTTTAGCATTGTTATTTGCCAGTAGTTTTAGCGCCATGATTCCTCCAAAAATGAAATGTAACTCAGGAGAGATTGCGGCCGTCAATTTTCATGGCAGCCGCAATTACCTGATTAAATACACGCTTTCCAGCAATACAGCCCGCCGTGATCGTATGTTGAAGCTCCAGGAAATCCTTCGTATAAGTCTGACCTGTCAAAAGAGAGTATGAATAGCTCTGTCTCGTCGCCATTTGTGAATGGAACTAACGTACACCATGGCCCCGTCGTATTTGATGCAAGGTAGACATCCTGAGTGAACTCTCCGAGGTATGTCAGTCCAGCTTCGTACTTACGCAGGTGCAGCTTATTCGAAGTTCCCCCACTCGTAAGATACGTTGTGCTCCCGAAATGTACGAACTGGTTTCCTGTATCGCGCACGCCAGCAGGGACTTCAGCTGTCGTATATTCCTGCACAATACCGTCGTACAACGTCGGGCTCCGGAAGGTTTTGCATCCGCTGGAAATGGTGTTCCCCGTCATCACCCACTGACCGCTCGAAGCTTCATAGTAGAAATCAATATCCTCCACGTAGCTTGCCCCGATCCCGAAAAAACTGCCGTTGGCGTTCTTCAGTTGCACGGAGTTTCTGACGATGATCACGCCGCCCTGCAGCAAGTCCTGTTTCGTCTCAAAGTACAGTTTTGGCCGGTTGTTATCGGCCAGCCCTTTACCTTGGTAATCCATACCGCACGAGATACCCTTCCAACTCTGACTATTACGGTCATAAACCGCTTTGATACTGTCATCACCAAGGACAACATTCTCGTCGGTGCCATCGGTTCTAACCTGGAAAATAGCGCCGATCATCTGTACTTCGCTGCTATTGAAGTTGATACGGACTATCTGAGTGTACAGGTCTGAGATAGTGGTACCTGTTCCCTCAACGAGAAAATAAAGCCAGTTTCCGCGCTGAATAAACGTTCCGTCTTCATAGGTAAGAAAACGAATGGAGACGGAATTAGCCCCACTAGCGATGCGGTTAGAGAAGCCGGTAAAGGTGACTGAGTCTGAAGAAGTAAAGTTGTCAGTCTGCGCGAATACGTAAGTTTTCCATGTATCAAGGAACTCCACTTTTCTGGCATCGAAAATAGCATAATGCTCATATCTACCGATCCAGTTCCAAGACCCGTCTGCGTTAACTTTGTTGATTATCAGGGAAACTCCGGTGTTCTGTACGCGGAGAACTGCACCCTCCATATCTGAGCCTGCAAATGACGTGGAATTCAGTAATACACCATCTGCGTAAATCTCACATATAACCTGCGCATTTGAGACGCGCACAGATACACTATTAGCCTGAGTAGGGTCTGCAAACATAATCCCTACTGTCGCATTACCTGAGATACGATCGATCGCGATTTCACTTGTAGCAAACGGCATATATCTATCCGCGAACATAAAGGTTCGTCCGTTGGCTGTAGGCCCCTGGAAAGAAACCTTACCTTTGTTCCACGAGTAGGAAAAGACGTTACCTGGAGTGATATCGTAAATGTTGCTCTGCAGGTTCCACGGGTCATTGCTCAAGTCCATAAAAGAGAGCATGAAAGAGTCAGCCGCGTTATAGAAATCGCGACGCGCCCATTGCTTAGCGAACGTGTATCCCAAAGGATTACTAAAGCTGTTGAATCCCGGAGTCTTTTCAGGTAGACCGGACAGGTCCATATGGTAATTCGCGTTGAACACTTTCGCCACGGGGCGTGTGGTGTACGCCGCTTGCGAGATCATCGCGGATACGTCGTCTACCCGCGTGAGGCTGTTAGGGTACTGCTTCTTAACACTGTAGACTGGGACCGTAGTCTTTCTCACCCGGACAGCGATGTACCCGTCCTGGGTGGCCGCAGCCCTTCTAGTGGCTGTGACATAACCACCACCACTGGAGAACGTGTAAAGGTCTGCAACCCAGCCTCGGCTCATGTCACATTGCATAAGATAGGCGATCTGCTCACCTACAGTCGCTGAACCATATTGCCCGTACATCAGAACAATGTCGCCTTTACGTACCGGGATGTAATACATCCTCCAAGCATTATAAGCGGAACCCGATACTACACGGCCTCCGCTATACATTACCGAGTTGTCCACAATGGCTGATGCATTGCTGGTATAATCAGTGGTTACTGTTGCACCCGTGATATCGTCGGCGAAAACATACAACTGGGCGGTTTTCGTAATCGTCGCAGCCGGGGTAGTCACACGAACGCGAACATATACGTACCCGTCCTGAGTCGCCTTGCCAGATATAGTCCCGTCGCTAGAGGAGCCGGGCGACGTATAGACGCCTAAATTTCCCACGTACTTCAGCGCGCTATCCAGTTGGATAACGTAGGCCATCGACTCTCCGGAGGTACCAGAACCCAGTTGCCCTTTATAGGTAATGAGGTCCCCGGCTTTTACCGGCAGGTATACGGCCTGCCAGCTGGCGCCAGCGTTGTCGGTTACCGTTCCATCTGCGTACATCACCCGCCCGGTTACCGTGTAGCTTGTGTCGGCTGCTGTGACGTCAGTAGTTGTCCTGTTGGTCGCGGTAAGCGAAGCCTTAGTCCGCAGAGTGAGAGGGTCTTCGACGGCCACAAACAGCGACGACGTTTTGGTGATTGTAGCGGCCGGGGTAGTAACCCTCACACGCACATAGACGAATCCGTCTTGTGTCGCAGTTCCTGCGAGAGAACCCGTGTGGGACGTTCCGGGGGACGTATAAGAAGACATTGGCGCGACAAAATTTTTTGCTGTATCAAGTTGAATCAGATAAGCAATGACTTGGCCTGAAGTCGCAGAGCCGATCTCACCTTGATATCGTACCACGTCCCCTGCCCGAACCGGGACGTAGGCTGCTTTCCAACTGGCACCTGCATTATCTACTTTGGACCCGTCCGCATAAAGTACCCTTCCTACTACGTATCCCGTAGTATCGAGGTTAGTGACGTCCAGAGTCTTGCGATTAGTGTACGCCGCTTCAGTGCTGGTAGTCGGTGAGAAAGGACTCGTGGCTGGGGCAAATCGATACTGCTGTTTCAGTATCACGGCAGGCGTAGGGGTTACCCGTACCCGAACATACGCATATCCGTTCTGTGTAGCGATACCTGATACTTTCCCTGTTGTAGCCGCGCCTGTAGATGTGTAGGTTGCAATGTTGCCGACGATCGCAAGATTACTATCCAACTGCACGATGTATGCGATCACTTCTCCGGGAGTGGCGGATCCCACTTCTCCACGGTATTCTACAGTATCACCAGCCCTTACAGGCAGATATGCCGCCTTCCAGGAATCTCCAGCTGCGTCAGTTACTGTTCCGTTCGCATAAATGACACGACCCGGCACGTACCAGGTAGTGTTCGCATTGGTCACATCCAACATAGGTCTGTTGGTGATAATAGCAGACACACTATCCTGACTGGCTACGCCGCCCTCAGCCCCAATATCTGACTGAAGAACCAGCGTCTTTTTGCGCTGAGTAAGGGTAAACACGGCGCCAACCCGGCCCCTTACATACACATAGCCGCCCTGCGTGGCCGTACCCTGCAGCGTAGCATTATCGGTAACGCTTCCTGTAGAAGTCCAGGTGGCCAGGGGGGCCACGAACTGTTTATCGGCATCCAGTTGGATGATATAAGCCATCTGCTCGCCTGGTGTATTCGACCCCACAGTCCCGCTGTACGAGACAGTCTCACCTGTGCGCACCCTAAGGTAGTAAGCATTCCAGGATGGGCTTGAAGCGGTGGTCCCGTCACCATACATGACCAGGCCGGTGACAATCTCTGCTTCGCTTTTAGCATCCCCTGTAATGTAGCCCGTTTTAAGAGCGCTCATTGACGGCATAGCAATTCCGGTAGCCGCCAGCGTGCCACCGTTGTTGATGTACTCGTTAGCCAGAGTGCTGTCAGCAGAATCCCTTACCCAGCAATACCCACCGTTTAGAATATTACCAGCCGAAACATCACTTTGCGCCTCGGTTAATGATAAATATTCTCTGACGCTGTTAGAAATCGATCCCTGGCCAACGTATTCAGCAACCTCAACAGCTACGCCAGCATTGTTTTTGTAATATCGAAATGCCAGAACATTACCGACACCTTGAGGAACACGGAAGTATTGACCAGAAGTTGTCCCGGCAATACCGGCAGTGGTGTCGGCAAAGGTGAGCTTATTGTCGCCGAACTCTGCGGCGGTTGATGCGGAAGCCACAGCCTCATCTCTTGCAACTCCCGCCTCTGTTGCATATTGCAGTGAGTTTTCTTCTGATGTAGCCGCGCTTTGCTTGGATAAAAGAGCTGAGCCAGCTGCATCCTGGGCTTGCTGGGCGGCAGCACTAGTATCCTGATATCCTTGCTCAGCCTCCAGCATGTATTGTTTGGCTTCTGCGGCGCTAACGGCGGCATCTGCTGCTAATTGAGCAGTTTTTTGCGTTTCGGTGATTGTCATTTTTTATTCTCATGAATACTCATAAATTATCACGATGCCTTCTTTCCCTCGGGCGCCATTCACTGCCGGAGAGGATGGTCCTTGTGAAGAACCAGATGCGCCTGAACCATATGCCTGTCCATCAATAGCCGGATCTCCAAATGATGGCACCCATCCCCCCCCTCCAAAAACGCTACTTGCCCCAGGTGATCCGAGGAATGACTGGGTTGCGTTAGCGTATGCAGGTGTGGATGGGGCTCCTGGAGAGCCTATGATATTGGCACCGGAAGGAGCGCTTGATGCGACATTACCCTGAGGTAGGAAAGGTGGATTTGCTGGTCCGGCAGACGGCCCTCTTGTTCCGCCAGGCGCAACCATCAGCGATCCAAATGAGCTTGAACCACCAACAGAGCCAACCGGAGATGCTGCGGTCCCTCCCTGCCCGCCAGCGCCAACAACTATGCTAATGCTGGTGAAATTTATTGAAAATCTACCCTTAGCATATGACCCGGCCCCACCACCTGAAACTATTGACACCTGCCCCGCTCCAGTGGCTGGGGCAGCATCGCTCCCACCACCACCGCCAACCATTTCAACAACAGCCGACTTAGTGCCAGGGGTTGGCGTATAGGTGCCGGATGATAAAAATGTCTGCACGTTCAGGAGTCGTCCGGATGAATAATTAATCCATCCAATACCGCCAGCATCAGGATTTGTCGTGTTATTTTCGATAGTGCTTTGCCAGAATCCATCCCTGGCTGAATTGATAAGAATCGCGCCTTTTGGGTATCCACCGATAGCTGCCGAAAATGCAGAGTCGAATGTATAGAAACCTCCGGCTTGCTCCCATTGAAGGCGAGTATAGGCATCATTAAAAATCCCATTAAAATCCTGCCCCTTTGGCGGCTTACCGCCAGCAGATAGAGCGATGCGGGTCAGCGGAGGAAATCCTGAGTCCATCGCCGCAAGGCCATCAGCCAATGTTTCAGAGGTGGAATTGACCGGGATCGTGTTTTTGTCGCCACTCGCAGAAAAAACAACCGTCAGACGTGACGGCATGGCTGAATTGTTCAATTCAGACCTCCTGAACGATGTTTACTTTTACCCCAGGCGGGGAAGGAAGCGCGCCGGAGCTTTGCACTATGGCCAGCTCAGATTCGGAAAGTTGAAACTCGAATACGTAGCTCATGACATGGTTTCCATCGTCACGCACGTAAGCTCGCCCGCTGGAGCCGAACATGTACATCAGCATGCGATTCATGACCGGCACGGTGCAGTCGCTGATGTTAGCCATCGCTTTGCACATGATCAGCTTGCGGTATGCGTCATTGGTCAGGACGACAGTGTTTGTGTCCTGTACACCGGTATAGAAAGGTGCCTGGTTAAAGGGTTGCGGATCGGTGAGTTCTGCCGGAGTGCTGGTCGCTTCGCCAAAGCCCAGAAACTGCTGGGATGGCGTCACGGTCAGCAAACGCTCTACATCAACGATTTTACCCCAGCACATCAGCCCGTAATCGCCGCAGGTCTCGATGTTGAATACGAGGTCATAGAACGTGTCTATCCAGTCCTCTGGCGCTACAGAAGCGTTAAAGGTGTCAATCAGTGACCGCAGGCTGGTTGAGTTCACGTACTGCGCGTAGATCGTCCAGTCGACATTATTCACTTACCGCCTCCGTTATGATGTTTGTCGCATCCAGAGTCGGTTCCTGATCAATGCCCATGGTCAGCGCACTAGACCAGGTGGTTCCGTCCAGAGAGATCTGGGCCGAAAGCACGTTCATGTTCTGTGCATCGAGCGCCTGGATAGGGCCGATATACCGGCTGCCATAAATTCGCGCGCCGGCACGCGCCCGGGTACCGCCATCTGCGCCGGTAAAGGCATTCAGGACGACCGCTCTGATCTGCGCGTTGATATCTGATGGAAGGCCATCATTCGCTTCGTATTCCACCTTGATATGAACGCTCACCGCATCCAGCGTTTTCCACCTGTAGGTGTACTCCGGATAAGGGGCGTCATAATTTTCGGTATCCTGCACGGTCCCGGTGGTGTCACCGTTCATAACGGTGCCCGGGGGGAGTTTTTTATTGATGGCCGCTGCAATGTCAGCCACTGCCCCGCCATAAACCCCGATATAAATCGAGCTGGCCAGCAGCGTGTAATTCGTGGAACCTTTCTCGACGGAAGTGGGCTCTTTGTTGTCGATGACATAAACATCAAGCACCCCGTCGACTTCCAGAACGGAAGCCCGCACAGCCGCTGCCGTGTTGAAGGCGTTACGTGCCACTGACTGGCGACGGCGATACTCAAATGCAGATCGCCCTTCAACATTCGAGCCCGGTACACCTGCAGTCTCGTTGGTGATACTCGACCAGCCACTTACCGCGACATAGATGTTTTTCAGCGTACCAATGGGGCAAGCTATCGGCCCGGTAGTCAGGTTCTGGAACTCAATTTTTACCGTCCCGTCTGCGCCTATCGTTCCGGCCGCCAGGGACACGTACATATAACCGTTATCGTCGGTTGCATAGGACTGTGCCGGGATCACCGTTCCCGGCACGCCGGAACATGTGGCTGTTACAACTGTACCCGCAGCAGCAATGCGATCGAGGAAGTAAATCCTGCCGATGCCATCCTGAAATCTGCCGGAGGAAAAGTCCGGGTTCATGTTGTTGACGATAGCCAGAAGCTGATCGTTCTTGTCTGCGATGATTGCAGTATCAGTGACAGCCAGTTGCCCCTGCGGCGTCTTGAGGTTCGTGCTCATCGCCGTCCCGAATGCAGAACCAATATCTGCTATACGCCCGGCAAGAATGTCTCCCTCATCTGGAACATCAAGGCCAGTGGTGGAAAAGGTCACGGCCGGTACCGCCGTAGAGATTGTCGTCATTTTTTCCTCACAGGGTGACGCTGGAATCCAGGCCGTTTGTATCCACGATCGCAATAACGCCGGTAGTGCGGCGCGTATCACGGTTGTTAATCAGCGTCGGCTCAGCGCGTGCGATATAGCTCATCCGCAACGCTTCAACCTGAAGCGCGGCCGCCATGGAGCCAGTACTGGCCTTAACGTTCAGCAGCTCTTTGTAATTAACGCCGGTGTCTTTTTCGTAAATGCATTCGCCGCGTATAGCCAGGCATGCCGTCGCTACGTCCTGAGCGCAGGCGTAGGGGTTTTCTACCGTGGCGATATTACCCAGCTCATCAAGGACAAGGTCCCAGGTTTCGGGATCGAGTTTGAGAGAGATTGTTTTCATGGATTTCGCCCATAAAAAAACCCCGCCGAAGCGAGGTTTGAAAAACATAAGGTTAAGTGGTTGTGTTAATACATTGATTTGATCTGCGTGGTGCCGTCCGCAATACCGTACTTGCTCATTTTCCAGCAAGCCTCAGCAACCTGGATTATCTGGTATCGCATTTCAGGGCCAATTCCTTCTGTTAGGCTGATATTCTGTTTCATCAACTCCAAAGAAACGCCAGATCTCTCAGCCTCGCCTGCCGCCCGGCACATACGCCTTACCCCAGCGTCAGAATCAGCCTGCTGGTATGGATATCGGGCCATTAGAGAATAGTAGACATTATTTAAAGTGTAAGATGCGGAATCGATCTCACGCTTGGCCATGCACTCTTTACTAGCCTGACACTCAGCTTCTTTTTGCTTGGCTAATTCTTCATTTTCTTTTTTCTGCTGCTCTATCTGCCGCTGATACATCAAGTCGTGAAATAGGTCATTGTACCTATTGAAATAGCATTTATTATCTTTCCTACAATCGCTTGTATCTTGATCAGGAAGATTTTTACCAGTCACATTTCTATAAATTTCTCGCAAATCAGAAACGGACTGCAGGCCTCCAGAGTTCGTGGAAAATTTTGCCTTATCGAAGTTATTTGATTTTTGATAATTAATATATTCCGCTGGCGACATTGCACATCCCGCCAAAGAAAACGAAATCATGAGAAGAAAAGACTTTTTTATCATTGTTACGGCTCCAGAGGATTTGTGCGGCTTCCTCCAGATTCTACCCCGCCGTGGTCGTGCCCATCAACGATTGAACCATCAACCAACTGCAATTTCCCGTTCGCGAGTATCTTCAGGCCATTGATGTTAACCACGCCGGGGCTTTTGATGTTTATGCCGCTGCCGGTAAACTCTGCGTACTCAGTAGGATCGCCGTTCAGGCTAGCGATAGCCGTGATGTAAACGGCATCTGAATACGAGTGCCTGCGCTGAGTTGGTGGCGGACCGCTTTGCCTTGATGCTCTGACATTGGTTGTGTCTTTGTCACAGGCGATTACCAGACCAATATCACCGATGCGGGGAGTCATTTTTACAGCGCTATTACCTGCCTGATACCGAATGAATGGAATGTCATATACCTCCTGACATTTAATCTCCCCACCGGATACGTTCGCCCCGCTCACAAGAGGGAGCACAGTCATAACGCCATCACCAACATCTTTAACCAGAACAATATCAGCAAAAACACTGCCCTTTGATGCCGAGGCTATAAGCGACAAGATCGCATTCCCCTGACAGGAGATGTCAGAAGCTTTTTGGTTAGTTGCCATTGCTATCCCCGCCGATGACAGATGCAGGAGACGCCACAACAAATGTCTCCCAAAGTCCACCAGGTACCTTACAAGACAAGTAGTGGGTTGTTCCCGCTTGTACCACCCACTCTCCGCTAGCATGTGGAAGCTCTGTTTCAAGAATGATCTTAGTGTTCAATTTTAGCGCCGGTGAATAAATGCACCTAAAGTTAATCCCCATCTCATAAAATATTGGATAACCAATAAGCCCAGTGGCTGGAGAAATATACGGAACAACTGAATCCGACGGTGTTTTACCTGTGTAAATTGTGACAGTGCCAAAATCTATATCAACAGATATGTTATGCGCTGCCGCAATTTTTAATATTTGCATTATAGCGTTGTCATCGAAATATGGATTTCGATGGGTAGCCTTGACGTCCACGTTAATGAACTTTAAACCAACTTTAAAGGCAAGAGCACGAATCATATCAGCCACATCAGCATCGCCACGAATGGACGTTGGCTCACATGGGATCAGGCGCTCCCTTCCGGCTGCCGCCGCAGTTATCTCAATCGGGGCATCCGGCATCTGGTTCAGGTTAATCCTGGCAGATGTTATTGACCCGGAAAAAACACGGGTATCACCGGCATAAACGACGATTGAATTCTGTGCATACGCGATTATCTTTTGCGCGTTTGTCGTCAGCTTGGACATGTTTTCCAGGGAAAGTCCCCAGAGGCTAAGTTCAAGAATGGTTCCGGTAGCGCCGCCAAAGGCAGATATAGCCGCTTCACACTTGAACCCCTTAACAGTCAGGGTGTCACCAGTATCGCCATCAAAAGTTCCATTGGCCAGCGTGAACGATACAGTAAGCTCTCTCTCCTTGTAACTCATCTGCCTACCTCACTGCTCGTCGCATAATACAGCTTGAATCTGGTGCCTATTTCGTCGTAATACGGATCGGCTGTGCCTTTCGAGTCAACGAAAACCAGATCGCCACTGAAACCCAGATATTTATACCGAACCAGGTAAACGCAGTTCAGGCAGAGAACGCCCTGAAATATCGGCTTGTCATCGACATACAGATCGGCGTAAAACCCGGTAGAGCGCTGATGCAACTTGATAGCGCAGTTCTGGCCGCCAAGCGTGACATACACCTTTTGGGATAGTGACGGTGATAAGCTAATTTCCTGCATGTCACATCACCTTTTCCAGAAAGTCTGAGACGGTGCTTTTTATCTGCTTAGAAACTGCAGTAGAAGAGCTGTCCCACGCCTTAGAGACCGAATCGGCCGCAGAGTTAACGTTAGATACAATCGCCGCCCCTGTAGTCTGGAGAGCGTCTGATAAGGTTGTATCTGCACTTGACCAGGCATTCTTAACATCGCTCAGAGTCACCTCTTTCGTTGCCCCGGTGATCACCTGCGTTGAGGCTGCGGCGCCATTGTTGGTTTTCGCGTTGCTGGTCGGTGGCCCTTCAATAACAGCATTTGAAAGCATGACCTCCCCGCCGTCCATGATCTCCTCGAAAGTGCAGTTCGCCATCAACAACGTCTGCCCGCGATATGACCCCACAAAATAATCGAAGTGGGTCAGATCGTAGCTGTAATACACCGTGTCCGGCGTCTCGATGTTGTAGGTGCTGGCCGTGTTTTTCATCTCATCCAGTTTCTGGATGAAATTGTTCCGGCTCAGCAGAGAGAAATTGGTCAGGTTAGGCAGTGACCCGGAAAAAGCCGTCCATCCCTCAAGGGCAAAAATGATCCTGAGTTCAGACGGCTGTTTCACTTTGTTGTAGGACGTGTACCGGCCCTTTTCTACCGGCCCCTTAGTCACCGCCGCATCACCGTAGCGATCGACGCTAACCCAGCCGGAAGGAGAGAAAACCTCCTGCCCGGCTGCAGCCGTCAAAAGCGACTCGTCAACGGTGTTATAGGTGATCCGGTAAGTTGGCGACAGGGCGCTGTTAAGGACGGATAACAGGCTTCCTCCCTGAATGGCGGATAGCACTGTCGAGACATTCAGAGAAAACGACATGAGTTATTGTCCTGAGTAACCAGCCAAAAGCATGACACGGTTGTCGCCGTGCTTTTTGATGTCGCTGGTAAGCTGTTCCACGTTCTGGGCCTGGGTGGTGATTTTGGTGCCATAAAACTGATAAGTCGCACCGGACTGCCCTGGCATCGCACGGTCTACGGCCATCCCGGCGCCAGGGCGCATTCCGGCCATGACTTTAGGGACGTAATTGCGAGTTTCCGACGGCAGGTTATCCATGCCTTTCTTCTGGACGTTTCCGAGCCCCCAGTTATAGGAAGCAAGGGTCTTTTCCAGATCCCCGCCTGTGGCGTCCAGCAGATAGCGAAGGTATCTTGCAGCGGCATCGGCTGACTTATGGGGGTCATAAACATCCATGCCTTTCAAGCCCAAATCCCTGGCCGTTCCATCCATAAACTGGAATGGGCCTTTTGCTCCTTTGGGGGATTCTGCGTAGGGGTCACCACCAGGATTCAGCAGGTGGTAACGAAGAGAGCAGCCCGGCGGGAAGTCCATATTTACCTTCCAACGCCCCGAATTCGCCAGCCATAGCCTGAAGAAATGCCCTTCCTTTGGCGCCAAGGCGAGCGGCCTGAACGTTAAGCGGGACGTTTTGCTGGTATCCCGAGGTATCTGGCTGCATTGTTGCCGCGCCAGCTGGAGAGATCAGGGCGTCAGCGATTTTTGAAAGGAGATTTTTGGTGCTTTCCCAGTAGTCTCTTTCATCCTGCTGCTGCCTGCGCTGTTCAGGAAGCGGCTGAAACTTAACTGCATCCAGCATTTTCTGCGTTGCCTGCTGCTGCGGGCTTAGATACGCAGAGTCCTGATCAGGTTTAAAATCCAGTGTGCCGCCGTTTTTCTTCAGCGCCTGCTCGGCTGCCTTGGTCACTCCGGGCAGCGCATCATTACCGGTAGGCTTTCCGTCTTCAGTGCCGTACCACGCCTTTTTAAACTCATCGGCAGCCTTGGAGAAGTTGCCGTTATTGAGCTCGTTTAAAGCGTTACCCAGGTGGTTTAGCACTTTTCCGAGCATGGAAAAGTTATCTTTGAGGTTTCGCAGATCGCCTGATAGCGTCCAGCTACCAAGGTCAATACCAGTAATGTCGTTAATGTCCTGCTTCAGCTCTTTGAAGAATGAAGAGGATTTTGCGTTACCAGATGACCACTCAATAAGGAGACCATTCAGATCGCGAATAGTTGGTATCAAATCCACGTAAATCTGGTTTTTTACCGTGTCGAGGTTTTGCCCCAGCTCCGCCCATGCGGCTGTAAATTCCTTTGCGCCTTTGGTTGAGGCATCTGTAATACCGGAGCTTTTAGTCAGCCGGTCAACATCAGTTAGGAATTTTCCTTCCTGATTACGCTGGTTGATAGCGTCATCAATACCAACCAACTGAAGAATCTGACGGCGGATATCTGGATCGGTAACCTTCCTTGCCGACTCCAGTATTTTCCTGAACGTGGTTTGCGCTGAGTCGTCCCTGATGTTGAAAGAATCATGGGTCAGTGAATTAAGCCGGATTGCTGCTTCCTGCACTGGCGTATCGTACACTCCGACCTTAGCCATTTGCTTTGCATTCTGAAATCCCTGCAATGCTGCACTTATTTTCTCGACAGAGCTACCGGCCGCCTCTGCCGCCTTACCCACGCCATCAAGCTCTTTAGCTGTCATCCCCAGCGATTTAGCCTGAATAGACAACTCCATCAGTCCGGAGGTAGTGCTTTTCACAAAGCTCATCAGGCCACCGGCGGTGACAGTCACGCCGGTCAGCGCCAGCAACTCCGTCTTTATGCTGCTGAAGAACGAAGCAGCTTTCTTGCCCTGCTCCGCCATTTCTTTGGCGGTGTTTTTGGCGTCTTCGCGCTGCTTTTTCAGGTCGTCACTGACTTCCTGCTGGCCTTTGCGGAACTGAGAAGTATCAAGGCCCAGCGTAACCAGGAGGGCGTCAATTACCGTTGCTGCCATGATCACTCTCCGCTATGGCTCTGTTGGTGTTATCCACGGTCATTATTTCAATCAGCCACCACATATCCTGAACGCTGTACACCGTGTCCAGTTCGTGGAGTTTTGCCATCTTCCCGGAGATTACCGCGGCAATAGTGCGCGGTACGTTCTCGTACTGTATGAAGCCGCGATCTGAATCTTCCGGGACGGATAGGGGTATTTCTAACTTGCGGTGGCTGCTACAAAAGCGATATGGAGTTTGAAGGCTTCGATTTTCAGGCGCGACCAGGTGCTGATTTCTTCTATCTGCCCTTCGTCAACAAGCGCTGTTTCGATACCGTTACCGCCGAGGAATTTCACGCAGCCAAGCAACTCATCAAGCAGAGGCTTAGACTGTGCGAACGGAACTTTAGCCAGTGAAGTGATACCCCACTGAGCGAGACCGGCCATACCGCTGGCCATCACGCTTTCGTACAGCTCGCGTGCTTCTGCGTTATCCTCGGCCGGGGCAGGAGCCACCGCGGCACCGATGGCCGCCATCATATTGTCGGGAACGGTAATCCCGGCGTCAATCACAGCGCACGCAAGGCGGATCGCCCACTCTTCGGCCTTTCTCGCCGGCATTTCGGTGATTTTGAACTGCTTACCCTTGTCACGGTTATCTGCCTCAACCGTAAATACGATGCTTTTACGAGCCATTTTTGTTTCCTGAATGAGTTATCTGGCAATAAAAAAGCCCACCGGAGTGGGCTATCTGTAATGGTGACTTTAGGAGGTTCACGCCTCAAATCCTGGGAGGTACATCTGAACCTCGTCTACCACACGGGCGCGGGCGGCCATAAGCAGGCGCTTTCTTCCACCTGAGCCCCACTTCCCCATTCGACTTGCGCACTGACTAACTTCCTTCGTTTCAGCGTTTATCACATGGTCGATTTTATTTAAGCGGGCCATGGCATCAAATCCCTGACGGACGAGAGCTTGGAATGTCTGATAAACACGGATTTCAAACTCAGCACTGAGCCATGCAGCATAGCGAATAGCGACGATCTCCAGAGCCCAGACGCCTTGATTCAGACCACCGTTAACGACCTTAACTGGTTGATTTTCTTCCAGAGTGCATTTTTGCATTCTGGCTAAAGTGTAGACAAATTCCTTAACCTTCTTAGAGCGAAGGAACTGACTCGGGCCCTGATTTTCTTTGGCCTGGCCACTGCATACCGCGGAAGCGTGCAGGTCATTCAGGCTGTATCGCCCATAGTCATCAACACGAACGGAAACGCCGTTTACTGATACGGTTGGATATTTCATGCGAGTTACCTTAAGAAAGCGAACCTGTCACACAGAAAAGCCGCCCCAGAAGGCCCGCCGGCACTAACGGCAGTTCTCAGGATCGCTTTCTGTAAGGTTCCGGGATTATAACGTGCGCGTGTGAAGCGCGGGGAATTGCAGGAATAAAAAAGCCCGGACTTACCCGGGCTGATTGTTTACGCTGAGTACTCTGCCGGGGTGACAGTTTCCCACTGGATGAGTCCAGTCACCGGCTGAAGAACGCGGCCAGCAGACGGCATACGGCGCGCGCGCTGCAGGATACCGTTGGTCATGATGTACTTTTTACCCAGCGACGGCAGGATCACCGTCCCATTAACACGCAGCACAGACCGCGTGGTCATCTGCGTGGTTTGCCAGTTGTCGATGTACTTAATCGACGGGGATGATGCCGCCAGATGGAAAGTCCACGGCAGATCACCATAAACAAAACCACCCAGCAGTTTCCCGTCAGCAGTACGCTGGTACTCTGCCGTGTCGGTATCACCCATTTCGAAGATGTTTTGCGCTTCGAACTGTTCCAGGTTAAAACCGGATGGGTAGAGCTCAGCGATTACCAGCTCGATGATGGCGTCAGCCGCCGTAATATTTTGACCGGGCATTACTGCACCTCCACGCTGTTAACGGTGATACCCTGGATGATCCCGCCGTCGGTGTACCAGAAGTAAACCGTTGGCTTGGTACGCGAGGCGCGCATTGCCGGGGTGAACGGGCCGATGTAGATGTAATACCCTTCAGCCAGAAGAGAATCCGTAATGTCGACGCCAGTGATGGCGTTAATCTGGTCGATCTGCGACTGGTCAAGGTCAGTGCCCGCCGTCATACCGCCCCACGCCCTGAATTGCTCAATGGTCGGCTTCATGCACGATTCAATGCGAGCTTTTCCGGCTGCAGCATAGGGCAGATTACTCGCCTGCTGGAACAGCGCAACGAGAGCTGCCTGAAGCTGAGCATTTACCCATACCTGACCCGCCCAGGCGTCAAGCCACGCATAATCACCGGTAATAGAGCCGGGCGCCCACTGATTGGTTTCGACGGCATTCGAGGCATAGTTGCCGTAGAAGTTATAGCCGTTGGCCTTGGCAGCCTCGTAATCAGTATCGTTACTGATCATCGGCAACAGGCCGGACACCTGACGGCCATTCAGCGAACAGCGCCCATTGGCTTGAGTGAAGTTCAGCGCGGCCACAAACCCCATCGCGTTTGCAGCGTGGTTCGGGTAGCCATACACCGGGCAGGTGTCGTTATAGGCGTAGGTGTTGATGATGTCGTACACCAGTGCATTCGAGCCGCCCGCCACGATTGCCGTTCCTGATGCATCCCAGGGGACATAGGCAAAGCGGTGGTTCTGACTGTTTGTCCAGAGCGCAAACGCATTAGCCTGGTCTTTGGTGACAGCGAACGTCGTGGAGAATGTTACCCAGTCCTGCTCTTTGGCCAGAATGGCGGTAAAGATATCGTCAACCACTGCCGGCGCCGCACCCTGGGAGATCACTGCGCCGGTCGCTTCGGTCAGTTTAAGCCCTGTGGCCAGCGTACCTTCATCGGCAAAGGTAATGGTACTATCCACGCCTGTGGTGGCAGAGGTGATGATGAATTTCTTCAGCACGCTATCCCAGGTCACTACAACCGAGGAGCCAATACCGGTTTCAATCAGCTCTGCCGCGTTATCAAAACTGGTGGCGCCGCTGAGGTTGATAGCCGCAGAAGTCTCCTCCGTACCGTCAACGGTCAGAGTCAGCGTACCCGAAAGCAACTTGAGCTGTGCCAGCGTGGTCGCGGCGTGCGATCCGGAACGAAGGAATGCCGCCACTGCTGCGGTATTGAATCGGCTAAAATACAGCTTGCCAGGCATCTGCGTTTTACCGGTGAATGCGGCGAAATACAGCACCGCGGCGGTGTACTCAATCGACGCGCTGCCGAAGTACGCCTTTACCTCATCCGCACTGGAAAATGAGGGTACTGCACCAACCGGCGCGTATGCGCTGTCGGTCAGGAACAGGCCATTGAGATCAATAGCTGTCCCTGTCGCCTTCAGTACGCCGGGAAGCATCTGGGCGATTTTTGATAGCGAAATTGCCATTTATTATTTCTCCGGAGGAAATCTCACGTCGACCGGCTGCGATATCACATCTGCGCCTGTCATAAACTGCTGAGGAACGCTGACGACAATCAGCGGGTTTGCGTGGAATTCAAGCGTCCAGCGGGATTCCCACTGTTTCTCGCCGTTGATCATCGATGTTTGCCGCGGAGGGCCGGAATAAAGCGGTACCAGGACATTCGCGTTTTCCCTGAACCAGGTGCATGCGAATTCGGAGCGGGCGATGCGCGAGAAGATGGTGGCATTGTTTTGTGCCTGATCTCCGTAGAAATCGAGCTGACATTGCCATTCATCAATGCGGAGAAGTTCTGCCCGCCCGTAATCGCTAACGCCGTCATACTCGTAATTGACAGCACTGGTTGAGAGGTCAGTCAGAAAAAGCGGCGTCACGGTAATGAAACCACCTTTCGGCATGGGGGTCTGATTTTGCTGAGTCTGCGTGATCTCTGCGTCCGGAAAGAGGACAGAAAGGAAATCGCCAGTCGCCTTAAACAGATCGCTTTCAGTGACCTGCAAGCCTACGTCAATTGCTGACATGCGATAACCCTCGTCCAGTCCGGCCAGATTTCAGGCACATCCACAACCAGCCATGTTTCATTGCCGATAACGAACTTATCGCCGCCCTGCTGCCGTTCCCTGTTAATCCCACACCAGTTGCCATCCGTCCAGATGCTGACCAGCACACCCTGGATGTTCATGTTATCCATGTGCCTGATATCAGCCTGACTCAGCGCCTGCTTTTGCACCATCATCGTTACCGGCGGCGCGAAACCTGGAGAGGTCGAGTAATCCGGGTTTTTGATTGGTCCGATCGAGCGGTAAATCTGCGCCTCGACGCGAGGATTAACCGCGCTAATGGCGCTTCGCACTATGGAATGAAGATTCACTCTTTCACCTCGTAGTCGACCGAGTTCAGCATGTGGGCCGAGTCGATTAACGGGTCATTAAACCCTTTTTTGTCGACCGTGCTTTTTGCGTTCGGCGGCTCAGAAAAGGCGATGATTGACGACTGAATCTGCCCCTTGATCCGCTCCCCCATCAGAGCCAGGCTTTTGCTGGCGTCAAAATCGTTTGCCTTCATGAGCTTCCCGAGCTCTCCGCCCCACTCCGGACCATGTTCAGAAATGGTCTTCCTGAAGTACGGCCGGGATGGGATCGTAACGATATGCTCGGGTATCATTACTGACTGCGCGAAATTGGCCTTTGATGGCTTTGCGAAGCGCGAAACGCCGTCACGGCGAACGTAAAAGTTCAAATCCCGGGTATGCGCCGGGATTTTTACAGTTCCGCCAAATTCGTTGGTGGCTGCCACAAGTGCTACCGGCGTCCCGTCGGGGTACTTGGACCCTTCAAGGAAGCCCACCTTCAAATCATCGCCAGAGGAAAGTCCCTTTGCGATAGACTGCAGGTGCTCCATCAGCTTATCGCCGCCTGACATTCCATCCATAGCTACCTCCGGATGAATGAACGACGGTTATAATGGCCAGGGTACATCGAAGGGGATGAGCCAGGGACATAAAACCCGGTCCTGTAAGGCTTTGTGGCCTCCCAGTAAGCTGACCCGTAAGTAGTCTGCTTATACCACCAGGAGCTTTCGCTTGATGGGCCTGCGTCAGCTGATACTGACACTGAACCCTCCGATGCGCTTGCCACCCGACCTACCAGACCAGAAGCCTTCTCGCCGTTTACGCCTGAATTCAGCGCCGCAATGTGCGCAACCAGCATGTTCAGGAAAAGAGCCCGGATAGAGATATCTTTTACCGGGCTGCTGTCCGTGTTATTCAGATAAATCGTTGCCTCCGTGAAGTACGCATTAAGTAGCGTATTACTTACGGCATCGAACTCCGGATAACGCTCACGAAATGCGGCAACACCAAAGACAACGATCGCCATTATTTTTTGTCCGCCTTCTCAATGCCCGGGGCCGGGTTGTTCTGATCCAGACCTTCCAGACCGGTTTTCTCCGAAGCGTTTTCATTCGCTTTCGCCTGGGCGCTGCTGGTTTTCGCCTGGGCAAACACCAGCTCTTTGCGAACGTATGGCTGATCAGCATGTACTGCCAGCCATGCTTCAAACGCTTCCTTGTCCACGTTTTCGGTCAGGCCGTAGCCGCCGACAACGATAGAGGAGTTGGAGCCGTTAAGCTCCACTTTGTACTCGCCCTGCTCCAGGATCAGGCCGTTCGGCAGTTTGCATCCTACAGTTACTGTTTCGGCCATGTTACACCCCGATCATGCTGGCGATGCCCAGCGGTTGACGAATGATTGCACCCCAGGTGCCACCGGATTTTTTCTGCCGCCAGGAAGACTCTTCCACCACGACAGCGTGCGCGCGCATCTTCTCGGTGAACGCTGCGTAAGCGGTGTCCTGCTCACCCAGACGCTCAACAATCAGCTGTACAAGCTCGCCCGCGTCGGTGCTGTATTCAACAGCGGTTTCGATACGCAGGTTCGGGAAGTTTTTCTTCAGCTGATCAGTGACGTTCACGTTGTACTGGTTCGTCTTGGTCAGGTTCACTTCCATTTCCGGAGACATGCCGAGCACCATGCGATCGGTGCGCTCTACCAGACCTTTGGTCTGAGAGACCAGCTGCTTATAGAGGCGACCGGAAATGTCGTCATATACAGCCTGCCCGTCTTTCGTTGCCCAGGTAACGCCACCGCCGGAACCAGTCGCCGCCGGAGTTACCGACGCGCTCAGAGACGGATCGTTGAGCAGACCGTAGTTTTCCAGCCCGGCGATGCCGTAGAAGTAGGACTTGTTCTGGAACTTGTTCAGCACAAGTGCAGAGGCCACGTTGAGCTCTGCGGCATAGCCGATACGCCCGGCGCCGTACATGTCCAACTCGCGCTCACCCCAGCGGGTGTGAGTCTGATAATGGAACGACTGGCGCGGTACCCAGTTGACGTTGGCAGACGTCATGCCGTTGTTGTTGAAGTCGCCGTAAGCGCTGGTTTCACCAGTCGACTCGACGATCGGGAATTGCGAGGTCAGCGTCGTCCAGTCGCCTTTTTTCACTTCACCGATAATCTCTGCGGCCTTCATCGGCGTTACGAGAACGCGGATAAGTTCCGGATCGACGTAGTTAGTGAAGTAGGCCGGGATGCCGGCGTTATTCGCAGTGACCATTTGCGGCTGGGCATCCATCGCCAGCGCGAAATTCTCCGCAAACTCCGGCTTCAGGTAGTCCTTCGCGCCGGGCAGCACAATGCCATATTTCCCGCTGGCTGCGGCGTAGTGTCGCTGAAATTCGTTCATTACTTGCTCCAGGTGCTGATTTTGACCAGCTCGCCAGCGTCACAATCGCTTGCGGCATAGAATGCGGTCTCGATAAAACCGGCCACGGTCGCGCCGGCTGCGGCGACTTGCACCTCACCGGTGGTCAGGGATGCAAAAACCTTCTGCCCGCGGGTGGCAGCGGTTGACGTTTTGGCCCAGAAGTCACCGGCAACCATCAGGGTGATTTCGCGTCCGGGCTGGATAAGCATGGATGCCTGGCCCAGCCAGATGGTGATCGAGGCCTGACCGTCACGATGGACAAAGCCAGACGGAACACCGCTACCGGCATTGGAAGCCACACCGTCAACAGCCCAGGCAAAGCGGCCTACAGTCAGGCCGTCCTCACCAGCAACCAGAGCGCCCTCGCCGGCCTGATAGGTCGCGTGAGGGTTGGTGCCAGCAAAGGCCCCTTCGACACCGGGGGCTGGATACTGGTTAATTCGTGTCTGAAAACCTGCCATGTTAACCTCGTTTCATTTTGCCAGCGGTCGGGAATGCTTTTTCGAACTCACTGACGGAAGCGGAATCCTGCGCAATGACAGGGCGTGAATTTTCTTTCTGGCTGATCGCCATTTTTACCATCGCCGGATAGGCGGAAGGGTGAACGCCGGCGATATCCACACCGCTTTGCTCAAGCGCGGTGCGATAGACATCTTCAGCTGAGTCCATGGCAACGACGTCGCCGATCAGCGGGCGGACAACCTGCTCTGCTTCACGGATTTTCCGGAAGTTTTCCGCAGCCTTTTTAGTTGCGCTGTCGGCTGCCAGACGAATCGCAGAGTCCATCGCCGTTTTGGAGACTTTGCCGTCTTCTTCATCGTCTTCATCTTCGGCGGTTTTCTTCTTGTCCTTGTCTTCTTCGTCGTCCTCATCGTCCGCCGTTTTTTTCTTATCCTTCTCGTCGTCGTCTTCGTCGTCGGCGGGTTTGTTTTCTTTTTCGTCTTCCTTTTCGGCTTCATCAAGAGCCAGAAGAGCTTTGCGGACTTCTGCCTCCAGATCTGCATCCTGCGCCAGAAGTGGCTTAAGGGTGGCGCGGATCGCCGCTACCTTATGTTTACGCATGTGATTAAGCTCCGGTGGTAATGAATCTGCGACCAGTACATCTGGCCCTGCGCGGCCGTCAGGGACCAGCGCTTCGTGGTTTCCGAAAATGTCACGCATAACGCCGTCATAAGGCTCGCCGTCAGGGGTGACACCCGGGGTCATGTCTGCGACGTACTTGTACGATGCAGATAGCTCTCGCTGCTCTCCGCTCTCAATTCCAGCAATCGCGCTGTTATCCCAAATCGACATACCAACCGTGAGATACGTGCCGTCAAACTCCGCATTGGAGTGCGTCACGCCAACACGAAATTCATTGGGTGGGTCGGTGGGAAAATCGGGGATGTGCTTGCTGAGCACGGGGATGTTATTGAAGGTTTTGGCTGCTTTCCGGAGCTCGTCCGGGTGGCGCCAAAGCCGGTAAAGCTTGTTGGGTTCGAGCCCAAGTTCTTCGCTTCTTGGTATCTCTCGTCCGTAGTAGGCGTTGACGTTTGCCTTGCTGATATTCGTTCGTGAAATCTGAAGGCGGCCATTTGCGTCGATAGTGCGCACAGAGGCGCGGTCAAATGCCAGGCTTTCCGTAATCCCGTCCATTGCGGGTCTCTTTTCCTCGCTTATGTATCTGACCTTTATTGTCACCGGCTGCCCCGGTGATTTTGGGGGATGCACTCCAATCACTTCCATTTTTGCATTGCGTGGAAGTAATGTTTCATCTTCATGCTTGTTGCTGGAAAGACCAGTAACATCTAGCCCCTTGTCACCTTTATTTGTTTCTATTTGGAGCATTACACCGCCGATGCTGAACATACCGGCGATCTTTTTTTCTTTAGATGTGGAAAGAAAAGCAGGGTCTGAAACAACCATTCCTTTTTTAATATCTCCGCCTGGGAACAGTTTTTTTGCGTCCTCCCTGCTCATTCCTCGGTAAAGCGTTCCACCTTCTAAACCTCCCTTGCCAATGGCGGAGTCAATGCGTGCCACATCAGGGTCTTCATCTTTACCTTTACGAAGATCTGAGTTTATTTTTAAGAAATTGTCACCTGAGTAACTGGAAATGGCTGACTTTTCATTGGCTGATAGTTTTTCCCCGGCTGATTTCTTTTCATTTTTATTACTATTAATCTTCCCTTCAGCGCCAGCAACAACATCTCCATTTTCATCAATTTTGACGTGGGAACCATTTATGGTTATCCACTTATCCTCATCCTCGGCTAACGAGTAGGATTCGAGTTCGTCCATAGACTTCCCCGCTTATGGCAATAAAAAAGGCCGCCTTAGCGACCTTGATTGATTTTGATTATTTACGATAGGCCTGGTATTACTGGTGACCAGGTGCAACGGCAATTGATTTCCTCTCCAGGCATCACCCATTTACCATCCAGATACATTCCCTTGCTTAGCTCAAACACCTTTCCATCAGCTTTAACGTGGGATGGTCGCGGCTCTTTGCCAGCATGGGAGTGCTTCCATATACCCTGGGTAATGCCTAGCGCCTGCTGTCGAGCGGACTGAACGACTGAGGTAGCCTTGTTGTTCTGATCTCGGGCAATGAACGCTGCGCGGCGCCGGGTAATCCCGTATCGCTTCTGGAGTTCATCGGTGAGATGGGACAGGTCGCGCCCACGCGCTACCGACCGCATAACCAGCCCTTCCACCTCGGTGAAATACTTCTCGGGGATGGATCGGATAAGGCCGACATTCTCGGCGATGGTCGCCTGAAGAGCGTTATTCATCTGCGAGGTCATCTTAAACTCGACAGTAAACCCCGCGTCTTTGAAGGCTGTGGCCAGTGAAGCATCCGCGTTTTTCATGGCGTCGTTAGCGAACCTGTCGGCCAGCTTTTGCGCCATGTCATCAAACTGCCGAGTCCAGCGCTTAGCCAGTTTCTGCATGGCATTCCGCATCATCACTGCAGGCGATGCATCCATGGCGAAAGCCGCGCCGCTGGCCCGATAGTTTGCCGACAGCCAGTAGACAACAGATGCCTGCATTTCCTGCACCTGCTTATCAAGCTGTCGGCGGTACCATGCTTCTACGCCAGCGTTAGGATGAACCGCCCTTATCGTCAGGGTCTGTTTCTTCCTCTTCGTCGTAGTCGTCTTCGATTTCGAGGTCATCATTCAGGTCCAGAGAGTGATAGGGCGAATCCGGGTCACCGGCAATTTTTTCGCGGACTTCGTTACCGGAGAGCACGCTGGCGGCCACATAGACAGCGTCCGTGTCAGCGTCTACTTTGCGAATTTCCGCTCTCTCTTTAGCGCTCATTTCGTACAGCGGCTCAAAGTCGAAGGTTATGCCGTCGTCAATGTCCCCGAACTCAGAGAGCTGAATGATGTCCATCACGCGCTTCAGGTTGTCTTTAAAAACAGACTGCTGCAGGGCGTGAATGTAGTCGTAGAAAACGCGAATTTCGCCGTCAGACGTTGCGTTAAGGCCATTTGGAGTAATGCCCAGCAGCTTGACGAGCGGGATGCTCGAAACCGCAGACATTTGCTCCTGCGACTGTGCCTGCAGGGCATCCAGACCGTTAAGCGGGGCGTTAACGAACTCAACCGTTTCTGGCTGGGTAGGGTTGTTGTCTTTAGCGAATGCGCCACGGTTATCGCGGCATCGGTTGAAGACATCAAGCCTTGCCAGAAGACTATCTGCCCCACCGCCCTGCAGAATCGTGCTCATATTTGTTCCGATTACCGGAACTGAGAACGAGTGAATCATGTCGCTGACGCTGTCGCGGGTGCGAAGCCAGTTATTGACGTAAGGCTCGGCGATCTGCGAGAGAGACAGGCCGCGGAAGTTATACGATGCTTTCAGCAGATCCGGCACCTGCCGCGAGACGAAATCAATCATCCGGCTTGCATGTACGGTCCGGCCCATGACAAACCACTGAGTCGGCTTGTAGAAATCCGGGCTCAGCGGGTTGTCGGAGTTATAAATCCCCGGATAGGTCCAGATGGGCTCAATAACCCTGAACCCCTGCAGGCTGCCTTTCGTGATTTTCTTGTCGCTCATGAAGAGCTTCGATTGCAGCTCGTTGTCGTCCATCCATGCGGAGATTCCCCGCGGCGAACGAACGTCGATGTAAATCTGGCCGCCTCCGAAGTAGCCATCATGCTCTGCGGCCTCTTTAAAGCGCTCGCGCACCTTAAACCGCTTCATGGCCTCTTCGAGTTTCTTTACCCGATCCGCTTTGTCTTCATCGCCGACGGTTTTGAGCTTTATCCATTTGCGGGTCATTTCTTCCGCAATGGTTCCCACCATCTTGCGATATTCGGGTTTTTGCGCCAGCGTGGCCAGGTACGGATAGCCGGGGAAGCTCTCGAAGTCGCCGTAGCCGTAACCGCCATACGCAGCATTGAGGGCATCGTAAGGCGTGGAGTCCATTGCCAGAATGGCGCTTTTGATGGCCTCAGGGATCACGCCTTTCGGAGGTTCGTAGCGCTGAAACTCTCTTTTCGGTGATGCGCGGACTTCGGCCACGGCCTCTGGTCTGATCCCGACCTTCGGTGCTTCAGGTTCTTTTGCCGGATCAGGCGCGGCGACTTCTTTCTTTTTAAACCACCACACTTAAATTCTCCTGAGTTGATTCGGGTCGATAACCATCGGCTGCGGGCCGGAAATCAGGTTGTCGTCGATTGCGTCCATCCAGGTATCGAGGATGTCGTCGTTGTCGTGACTGTCATCAGCGGAGAAAGCAGCGCATTCCGTCATCGCCGTCAGCACCCACTCCGTTGAGCCTGCGATCGTGCCGTCCTCGTAGAAGATGCTGGAAAGCTTCTGTCCGTCTTCGGTGTGCGTCGCGGGGACAAACACTTTCCCGGTTTTGATTTGGGGGATGACGTTAAGGCAGCGAACAAGCTTGTTCTGCCCGGTACCGCGCGGAATTTCCCTCACCGGGATGGCGAGTTGTCCGGGGGTCTGGCTACGTTTTTTCAGAGTGGTGATGAGGCCCTGTCCGGCTTGCTTCTCTTCAATGGCCATATGACGCAGCGGCATCACCCGCATGGAGCCAGACATTCGCCATTTTTCCCAAACCTCTTCAGCTTTCTTCAGAAGGTCTTCCGGGTCCCACCGACCACGAACGACGTCGATGATGTAAAGATTCCCGTCCACGCCCATACCAGCTAGCGTAAACACGGTGTAATCCAGCCAGTCCTCTACCTTTCCGCTGTTCGTATCGACGTACACGGCGCGGTGCGTAAGCTTCGGCAGAGTGGTATACGTTCTGAACCAGCTGGTGTCGATGATCCCGCCAGTCAGCGCCATCGGGTTTTGCTGGTATTGCGACAGGAAGGTGTAGCGGTCCTTTTCCCACAGCTGCAGGAGGTCGTTAACGTCTTCCATCTGCGGCCAGTATGACCAGTAGCGAACGCCACCAACGACCACAGAATCGGTATCTTTGACCGTTTCCCAGCAGAGAGAACGCCATGGCTCATCGAGCGACTGGATGTACTTCTCGTCGATCATGGCCGGTATGGCGACATGGTGAAACGGCACGCCCATTCCGCCGGCAAGCATGAAGCCTGTTGCGTCGTCGGTGTGCAGACGCTGCTGAATGCTTACAAATGGCGTCGGGTGCTCTTTTGACTTATCGCCGCGGCGTGAGCGAATGGTGTTTACCAGCAGCGTATTCGCGCTTTTGCGCCGGGACTCGCTGAGCATGTCAACCGGCTTGTTGTAGTCGTCCAGCATTACCATGCCGGAGAACTCTGGTCCGTAGTAGCCACCACGACCACCGGTGATCTGCCCGTTGCTTGAGCGCGATACCGTCTGCCCTATAGAGCGCCCTCGTTCGTCCTTTATCTCCCACTCTTCCGCCTGGTTGACACCAAACGAGCAGGGCCAGAACTCCTGGTATTCGCGGCTGGCGATAATGTCGCGGGTGCGCCGGCTGTTACGCTTTACCAGCGTGTCAGCAAAAGAGATATTTAGGTTGCGAAAGCGTTTAAGCTGCTTCTCCTGCACCAGGGCGTTGACATACGCCGGGAAGTGGATGGAGAAGAACTCAGTTTTCGTACCTCCTGGCGGGATGTTGATAATGAGATTTCGCGGGACAAGTTTCCCGGCAAGCAGATCATCAATTTTCGAAGCCATCAGGCGGTGATGCCAGTTAACCAGCAGCCGATCACCCTGAATCAGCTCGAACCATATCCGGGTGAAGTTCAGGAATGACTTCGTGGACTTTGAACGGATGATCACGCGCTCCGGGAATGACAGGTCATCCCATTCGATAATTACGCTCATATCAGTCCAGCCCTTCTAACCTTCCCTCCAGCTTCTGCTGGGCCTTCGCATAGTCTTCAGCGGTGTACGTCACCTGATTCAGCGGGCCGCCGTCTTTGCCGGTGAGCTCGACCTTTTGCTTGTTGCTGTAGGCGTCACCAACCTCTTTTGCCGCCTGCTCCAGTAACTGAGCTGTCATGCCGAGGTTTTTCATACCTTCGGCAGTCGTCGACATCCGCTGCAGGACGCGCAGGCGGTAGGCTTTGTTGGCGATCGGGATGTCGGAGATTTCGTTGAGGAAGAGGTCACGGGTGCGGTTGAAAAGGTCGACCCATTTCTGCGCCAGGCCCTTTCCTGCCACTTTTGTCGGGTCATGTGATGCCACTTGCTGGCGCGTCACCTGAACCTTGAATTCTTTTTGTACGGACTCGACGATTTGGGATGGCGTATCAAAGCAAGCGAGCTCCTGAACGATAAAGGCTCTCACTTCTGGTTTTAGTGCAGCCATAACCCACCGTCCGTATAAAGCAGTATAAAATCACGCCAGCCTCAGCATGCACGTCCCGCACGCTCTGGCAACATCGATATGAGCAACCTCCGCCGGCCTGTTCGCCGCATCCACCATTTCCTGCACATCTTTGCTTGCGCCGTAACGCCTGACCACTCCAACGAACTCCTCGACGTCATGGCCGCGAAGTTTGAGCACCGGCATTCCGGTCTCCTTGTTGAACTTCGGTGCGCCATAGTCATCGGTAGCCTGGGCGATGTGGTAAAGCTCATGCTCTACCAGTGCGCAGAACTCCAGATCGTTGCATTGCTCGCAGTAGTCAGCAGCCAGGGTGATGATGAACTTCGGAATGCGACCGAACCATTCATGCATCTGCTGTTCCATTCTGGCCTTCTGCCAGCCGCCGGCGCGCATCATTACCTGTTCACACTGGCCCAGCACAATTCGCCCGCTTTTGGCGAATGAACCAGAGGCCCACATGAATGTAATGTCAGCGTCAGCCAGCGCGCTAACGAGGTGTTCGTGGTCAGAGTTATGGATTCGTCCGTCCTCGGAGAGGATGTTTTGATTTACCCATTCGCCGATTTCGGCTGCAGGGATCAGTCGGGTATATGGCAGCCAGTTTTCTCCAGTGAAGTTGACGGGAGGGTATGGCCTGCGGTTGTCATTTTCAGCCATACAGAACAATCCTCTGGTTTACTTTGATACTTACCCGGCAATTTCGAGACAAGCACATCAGAAAACTTACATAAAACTCTGTCAATGACGCTTTGATGGCACCATTTGCAGAACTTTATATTTACGCCTGTTTGCCAATTACAGGGGTGATCCGGATACACTTCTTAGTGAGCCAGCCCCAGCGCAAAAGCACTGAAAGGATGAGCAGCGGCTTCATGTATGGGCGAAACGTAATTTCCGCCGTCAGGGTTCCAGTAGTGCGCATATGGCTCACCTCGTTGTGACATTATCGAGCCACCTCTTGAAGTGGCTCTGTAATGCCTGCTCAGTCTTTCAGGAACTCTTTCGTGTTGAAGGCAATCTCCCCGATGAGGAGTTCTGAACCTGTGCAGTCAACAATGACCGATGCGTGAGGGTTGGCGTTTTCATTCAGCCATTGAATCAGCGGCTTTGATGCTGTTTTGAAGGTTTCATAGTTGTAGCGCCCGTTGCCCGGCGAGGGAGACTTAGCATGCTCACCCTGAGATTCGTCAGTTTCATCACCCTCACATACCGGGATGCAGCGCACGCCGTCAATGAGGTGGTCTCGGAAGATACGCGTTTCCAGCGAGTCGGGGGCTGTAAATAACTCAATATTTACCCCTGAGCCTAGCTTGATGAAGGGTTTCTCCTTTGAGAAACCTTCAAACAACAGGGTTTCGACCAGATTGCGGGCGCTGATAATGCTGGAAGGCTGAGACAACTGCAGAAGCTGAACTTTCCAATACTTGATAATTTTCATGCTGTTTTCCTTTAGGTGTGAGCCTGTCGTACAGGAACGCCGCCCGAGAGAGGTCGCCACCTTTAACGGCGTTCCTCAGGCTCACGACTGAAAGACTCTCGATGGTTTGCGTGTACGATACGCATTAAAAAGCCCCGCTATTGCGAGGCTCTCTGCCGGTTTATCGGCTACTTCTTGACGCTGTCCGGCATCACCGCACCAACAACGCCAGCCAGCGCTACGCCGCCAGCGATGACTGTTTCCTGAATACCCGGCGGCATCTGATAACCAAATACACCCGCGACAACAAGAATGATGCCGCGCCAGGTGGACGGCTCTTTCAGCCGGTTAATGAGATAGTTCATAGCTCCACTCTTTCCTTTACCCAACCATAGAGAAAATCTTCATTTGCCGCCCGAGCTTCAGCAAGCTCAAGATAGCGGGCGCCCTGGCTACAATTCAGCCCCTTCAGCAGCGTGGTTTCGCCATCTTTACCACGAACGGCGAGATAACTTTTCAAAGCGGCGATGGTGATGTTGCCGATCGCGCCGTCCGGCTTCAGGTCCGGATATAGCTTGCCCTGCATATTCAGAGCTGATAACCAGCGCTGCAGGAAAGTACTGGCGACACGTGGGCCCATGTTCACGCCGGTATCACACAATTCCTGTGCAATGGCTGGCGACAACTCGGCGATGCGGTCGAACTTCGGTTCAGTCCAGTATTGCAACAGGTAAATGGCTTTGGCGGTTTCCCGCGGTAGCGCCTTCATATCACCTGCGTAGCCATATGCACGGGCGGTGGTCTGCGTGATGCCCCAACGCGTAGGGCCGCCTTTATCATTCGGGTTATTTACGTAACCACCTTCTTTCCCGAGGATGCCCTCGATAATCTGATCTGCTGTCATGATTACGCCTTGTTATCGCCGCCACCGATGCCAAATCGGTTGCCAATATATTTCATTGCAAATGCTCTGATAGCATCCACACCAACAAGCCCAACACCGCCGCCAATAGTTACCGACAATGTTTTTGGTAGACCCAAATATTCCAGCGCTGATGAACAAGTCAGCGTTATGGCCCCACAAAGAAGGACTTCGAGAGTTTTTTTCTTCCAGCCACCACCACCTCCAAAATAGGCAATACGCAGCCCAGCCATAACTACAGAAAGCAGCACAGCGCCCAGCGGCGTATCTCCGCGCCACCAACTCTGCAGCAACTCCATAAAATCTGGCCAGTTACTCGGGTTATTAGGCATTTTCATGATCTCTCACCTCCGTGGTTACGGATGGCGCTGTGTTTGAAAAGGGCCAGGCCCGTCAGGCTGGATTTAACAACGAAGCGTGTCGATGATGATTCCCGCGGGACCTGATAATAAAAAAGCCCGCGGTTAAGCGGGCAATAAGCATGAGGGTAATAGCAATGTCGGCTGATGGCCGAAAATACCCTGGCTGGGTCTGGCGGCCTGCGGCATTGCGCCAACAATGCCCTGATGGATTGGATTATGAGCCCGTCATCAGGTCAGGCCTTTATCTGGCGGGACAGGAAGGATTCGAACCTTCGACCATTCGGTTAACAGCCGAACGCACAACCGCTGTGCTTCTGACCCAGAAACGACAAAGCCCCGACGTTTCCGTCAGGGCCTTTTTGTTCATCATGCCGCCACTTAAAGTTAAGGCAGCATATCAAAGTAGACTCAAATATGACGCATTTAATTGACTTTTGCAAGACCCTGCTGCGAAAAAGTCGCTTTTTGTTGTGATCGTGTTCTCACGGCACAGAGAAGAGAGTCGCTATCAAGCCGCTTAAAAATGGCGCACATAGTCCGCCAGTAATCAGCGTAGTTATGGCACCAGTTATCAGGTTTAACGCCACACAGGGCTGCAAGATCCTGGTGCTGGTATACATACTTACCCGCCAGCTCTGCTTTCACGTCCTGCGCTGCCAGCCATATCAGTTTCTTCAGCCGCTGCATCGTCTTGCCGGCCACTTTCTTAGCGCCGAGTTGATCACGGAATTCTTCCCATGCCCACTGTGTTATCGCTACCTGATACTCAAAGCGGATATTGTCGCTGTAGTTCCACAGCAGCCAGGCTTTCTGATGCTCTTCCAGCGACAGCAGAGCCCGGCGCCAGCTTGCCGTCGAGTACTCAACGGGCAGAACGAGAGCGATTGATGAACCTTTTGCGCGCGACTGCTGCCCGGGGATTGGCGGGCTGGATGGGTTTACCATGCGGCCTGTTACCGGATCGGCTACTTTCTTCCTTCCCCGGCTGCGCGCCGTAGCGGTGAATTGTGCGTTCTCTGCAAAAGCAACCAACTGTCCTTTCGTCGCACCGCTCAGATCCGCGGTGGCCACTATCAGCTGCTGGCGAACATACTCAAGGTACTGGGTATTCATGCTTTCTCTCCTGAAGCCTGATAGATGCGGACGAAATTCTTCAAAATTCGGGAGTCAACCAGTACGGTGCCACGGTGCCGGCATAGACGCAGCTTTTGCCAGCGGTCGCGGATGCGTTCGATAACGTCACGGCTCATGCGGCCTCCCGTTGTTTCAGTGCTTTGAGCTTGGCGCGGTACTCATCGCGGATACGAATGAAGTCTTCCCGGCGGTAGTTGGTCATTTCGTGGGGTCCGTTAAGCCAGTCGACATATTCCTGACCGAAACGAGCGACCAGGCCAGCTTCGTATTGCTGAGCAACCGTCGACTCTTTGCCGGTGTACTTACCAGCCCCGGCATTGCACGATTTGCACTGCTTATGAGCGTTGCGCTCTTCAAAACGCAACTCAGGGTAAGCGCCGACCGTTTTGAAGTGGCCGCAGTCCCACTGGCCGCCATGCAGATCAGGCGGGTTGGTCTCGCCGCAACTAATGCATGGCAAAGCAGCATCACGAGCGCGGATGTAGGCGTTGAATGCCTTCTGAGCCTGGGCTTTGTAGTACCCGTTAGGTCTGAGCTCAGCCAATCTTGCTTTACGGCGCTGACGCCCCTCTTTCTCGGATTCGCGCTGGCGCTTCACCGCCCTGGCCTTCGCCGCTTCCCGGGCTTTTGCTGTCTGTTTTTTGCCGATCGCGCTGGCGCATTCAAAACTGCACACCACCTGCCCCTCCCGGGCAGGATGGAACCATTCGCGGCAGTGGGCGCATTTACGACGTGCTGGTTTACGCATGTGGCCTCCTTGCTCTCAGGCAAAGCCACTTCTTGTCGACCAGACGGGCCGTATAGCCTTTCAGTGTTGGGATATCAGACGGCTTAACATCGGCCTTGCGCTTGCGGCGCGCTGGCATGCGAAAGATTGAGCGCTCCATTACTTTGGCGAGGGGACTATGCATGGGATTCTCCCCAGCGCTTGGCCCATTCTATTTCAATGCAGGACTTTTCGCTGAACTTCACTCCCTGTTGAGTGCCGAACCAGTAGATCGCTTCGATGACTTCAACCATCTGGCGCACTGTCATTTTGCTGGTACGCTGACCGAACATCACAACGCCGCCATCCAGCCCGGGGGCCATGCGCTGCTCTTGTTTTTTCGATTTGGCCACCAGGGCAGTAATGAGGTCTTTCCAGTCGTCGGAGTCGTATTTGTTACCGAACCAGACAACCTGATCTGACAGGTCTTTCAGGAGCGGCCACATTTTCTTGTTTTGTTCGAGAGTGCGCGTCATCTCCTTGATATCGAGAATCAGAGGGCGCCTGGCATCCACTGGCAATTCTCGAATGAAATTGATGGCGTTCTGTTTGATAGCGTCGTTGACGAGGTGGAATTGCTGTTTCACGCTTCACCTCCTGAGAGGTCAAACGCAGAATGCAGAAAATCGCCGGTGACTTTCGCCATCGGTGACAGGGATTGCTGTAAGGTTTTGTGCGCCATGTGTCCCCACTTGGCGCCGGATAATCGTGTCAGTTGCTCAGGCTGACGAGGTAATTATCGCCCTTTCCGGGGATAAAAGCAAAATGAGCATATACGATAAAACCCCTCAGGAGAGGGGTTTGATTTCAACTGGAGGCTTTACGTTCTGCTGGTGATTTAGGCATCACTAACCTCCTGCGGTGCGGCTGGCAGCGGCATCCAGTGGGTTACCAGCACGTGCTCTATGCAGCATGCTGCTGGCGCATCAATCCTGTCGAAAAACAGCCCTGAGTGCTTATCGAAGAATGATACAAAGCAATGCCCCATTCTGTTTATGGTGAGCACCTCCTGCTCATCCTCCGGCATCCGCTCGCTTACCGGAATCCATTTACCAGCAACGCTATCGACGCTCTGTAGCGAGTTGAGAGCGGGGGTGTCATGCGGGGCGGCTGCGAGCATGGCTTTGTATGTGCCTTTTGATGAAGGGTTCTTGGTGCCCATGAAGTGCAGCCACCCGGCATCAATCATCTCTTTTGTGGGCTCCTTCGGCACCATCACGTAACCCTCTGGAATTACCGGAGAGTTGCCGGCCTGCTTGGTATCCTCACCAGTGAGGGCACCATCTGCTTTTTCGGTTTTGCGTGAGTAGTAAACAGGGTCATTGTTGCCAGTAAATCCGTTAAAATTACTCATCGTTACCTCCGTTGAGCATGGCGGCGCGGCAGGCGTCAGAATGAGGTTCGCGCAAAGCGGAAATAATAGTCTCTGCTTTTACTTTCTCAGGCTTTCCGCCGTTGAAATCGGCCCAACCATTATTTTTAATGATAGCCTTCAAGGCCCTGCAACACGTCATGGCCAACTTGATACCACCAACCATTTCTGGTTCTGGCGTAGTTACTGTTAAGAATTCTTCCAGCGCCTCAATGCCTTGAATGCGCAAAGTGTTTTCATCCGGCACTACCGGCGCTGGCTGCTCTTTGATGTGCAATCGCGGTTCCCCGTCTTTCGGCTCCGGCCATTCGCGCTGCTTGTTTACCGCCAGCTTATCGATCATCGCCTGGGTAATCTGATCATCAGTGATGCCAGCCCGGCGCTGAGCGTCCCACAGCAGGAACTGAATATCAGCCCACTCTGACAGGTCGCCGGGCTGTTCAGCGGCTTCCAGTGCTTCTTTGCTGAGGTGCTTCAGCGGGCCAACCGGACCGACATTGCCGAACGTGGACTGTGACCACTCAGCGTGTTCGCGGCGTACCTGGTCACGTTCCGGCGCTGGCTGCGCTGATTCATCCACTGAAAATGGCAATACATCTTCGTGAATCAGTTCCTGTGCCGACAGATTGTCAAGCGCCTTGATAACGCAAGGGTCATCAAAAATATTGAGCGCCTCAGCCAATGCGCCAACAACCTGATACGATTCTGCGCAAATGCGTGACATATCGTTTTCCTGCTCTACCGGCTGCGCGTGGCGATAGAGAAGCACATCTCCCATCTCTTCGCGCTCAGGAGGCCACACATCGGCATCAGCACCACTTCGGAGATAGTCAAGGTTAGCCTGGTCAATTATCGCCACCGGCTCGCTGTCCATTGCGGCCAGCGCCATGCGGGAAAGCTCCATGATTTCATCAGAACTTAACCACTCTCTGATTTCTTCCTCGTCATAAGCTTCGCTATTAATGGCTCGGATAATTCGCTGAATGCGCTCTCTGGTTATGGTTGATTTGGTCATTGGTTGGCTCCTTCTGCCTGATACTTTTCGAACCAGAACACTACCGGGTCAGCTTTCATTTCAACCAACCCCATGCGAACAAGTGCCTTTCCTTTCCCGGACACCAGGAACTCTCTGCGCCCATCGTCGATAATTCTGCGATAGTCATCCAGGCTATTGCAGTGCTTGTGCAGATTGCATGGATGACATGCTGGAACCATGTTGTTGATGTCGTCTCGCTCCTGATGAAGCATCTTCCCGTCGAACCGGATAACAGGCTGAACGTGGTCAGCGTGCCATTTATCGCCAAGCTCACAGCCACAGTAAGCGCAGCGGCCGCCAAACTTCATGCGCAGCTCTGCGCGCTGTTTTTTGGTCAGTGCCATCACTCAGCCTCCACTTTGATGCCAGCGCCCGTCAGCATCTCTTCAATTTCCCAGCGTGCATAAACCGGATAACGTTCGGAACCATCGCAGCAGTGGTCTTTCTCGCTGTGAGATACCGCTACATCATCCCAGTAATCATCTGGCGCATGACCTGCCTGAATCCAGATTAAGTGAGCGTGTGGCTTCGGAAGCTTCACGATGACTGTGCGGGACTCCAGCTCGGCGATGCGCTTCTCTGATTCTCTGAATTTATCCGCCCAGCGATTACTGGCGGCGAAAGCCAATTTCCGCTGTGATTCAAGCTCTTCAATCCGCGCCGACATTTCCGCACAGTCTTCAAAGTTGCTGATTGCTTTACGCTCCCATTCAGCAGATTGCTCGCGAAGGTAGCCGTTGGCACGCTCCCCCTTCTCCAGCGCCTCTACCAGCGCGAGGACGTTGGCAGGGTTAGCCAGGGCGATGAACTCTGCGTTGGATTTTGCGTTTTTCTGACAGTCAAAACCCGCCCACTTAATGATATTTTCACAGCGGGCATCATCCGGCGTATGTACAGAGAAAGTACGGGTGGCCGTATCGGTAAACGCTACCCATTGACCTTTAGTCGCTTTCTTTGCTGACGCTTTCAGGCTCTGCGCCAGTTCGGTGATATCAGTTGTCATGCTGCACGCTCCTCGTCTTTCCGGCGACGGATATACGCACGGATGGCTTGCCGTAGCTCCTCGCGCTGCGCATCAGTGAGCGGAGCCGTTGGCTGCATCCAATCAGGGACGGTATGTTTTTGAATCTTGCTCATTTGGCCCCCTCGCGCAGCAACTCTGCGTATTCAGAGGCCGCTCTGCTTGCTCTGGCTTTCCAGCCGGTTGTGATGTTGTTGTCTTTGATCGCCTCTTCAGCAAACATCAGAGCGAACATCTCCACCCCATCAGCCTTAATCCCGGCTACGATGCGATCGGTGGCGGGGGTTTCAGGCTTAAGTGCTTCAAGAACGGCGTGGATAACCTCTGTTTCGTTTTCAACCCATGACCACTCGGAGGTTTCATTCCAGTCATGATCCATTACTGCGGTTTCCATGAATGCATCGACTGCTTCGGATGGGATTTCCTTCTGGCTAAATACATTCTTCAGCTCCACATTCTCCGCAGCCAGCTGCTTAAACGCTTTCGCCAGCGCCATAACCTTTGTCTCTTTGATAGACAGCTCGCCCGCACTCTCCAGCGACTGAATGAGCTCGTTTACTGCCTGTAGTGTGATAGTCGAACCTCTCTTTTCATCAGCCACCAAAGAGACAGGAGAATGGCGCCGCATATCCTTGGCGCGATAACGGCGAACCTTGGTCTCGTCAATTCCGCAGCAGATGCAAAGACAAATGTCCTCCATCTCACTATGCAGCGTCTCAGTCGCCGGAACCCTCACTGGAACATCAACCCAGGTGTTAGAACGAAGCTGACCAACCACCTTGTGAACAAACATCTCGTTAGGTACACCGTGGCGTTTCTGCTCGATGATTGCGTAATCACCAAATTTGAATTCGATTTCGTTTTTCATTTTCTTACTCCCGCCAGGCACTGGTTAAAAAGATTGGTCAGCTTGTTGGCGCCGCAATGATGATTTCTAAACTGAAAATCCGCCGACGTGCTTTCGGTTACGGCTGTCTGCTCTGCAAGGGTGTAGCGATAGCCTTTGCGCTCCCCTGCTCGTAAAACCCGGCCATCGTTGAACGTGGCCCAGATAGCTGAGTTAACGACAGAAGAGTGCAAGCCTGTCCCTGTGCGTATCTCTGAAAAAGTGCAACCGGGATTGCTGCCGATAAAATTGATGACGATTTGAGTACCGGATATACGTTTCATTGAATCAGCCCTTTTTCTTTACCAATCAGGTATTCGTCCCGCAGCCACTGAGCCGGGGTTAGCGCGCCGAGTGATGCGGCACTTGGCATGCATCCGAAGCTTTTTCCTTCCGGGTGATAACCGCGCTGCCTGCTGGCGTGATTTGTGGGGATCACTTCCTGGTTGTTCTCCAGAGCCAGTACCGGTGAGGGTATTTGCTCTCCGGCGGCGACTTTCAGCGCCCAGTCTTCCAGCTTTTTGGCGGCATATTTCTCCGTTTCTGCCTCGCTGAGCTGGCGCTGATACATTGCCCGCCGGGTATCGGTGACAATCCAGTACATGACCGGGTGAGACCAGGGGAAGCGCTCGGCGCCGCCGGTGTGGAGCCCCTTCTCTCGGTTGTATCTTTGAAATTCACCCATCACGTCAGCCAGCTTGATACCGAGGACTGTGCCGCTGTCCTTGCACCACTTGATGAACTGGCCCGGTGATGGCCAGAACGGCGATTCACTGGCTCTCGCATGGCGTACGCCGGCGGATAACTGCTCGCGGGTACGGATGCCGTTTTCTGAAAATGCAGCTATCCACTGCTGTTTAGCCACTCGCTCGTCAGCGTCGGATCGAAGGTTGGTTTGCGTCGCCGCTGGGAAAATCTGCTTCAGTTGCATGAACAGCGCGTCAACAAGGCGCTCAGCGTCTGAATTCACAACCCGGCCATGCTCTGGGTTGCCTCCGTCCATGCTCGCCATCGCTGCGCCATCCCGATTGTTTATTGCGCGGTAGAGTTCAGGTTTCACAGGAAATCCCTCCACGCATCCGGGCTGTTCCAGTGGAGGTCTTCCTGACCGGCATCGCGACTGCGCTTAGCCTGTCCGTCAGGCTCGAACAGACCCTGCCAGCCATTGGCGATGCTCCGGTTAATAATTTCTTCAGGCGCGTACCCGTTCAGCCTGCAGCGGTCGAGCAGATTGATAGCCTGCGTCACGGTCTGCTGAGACTTGATCGGCTTTTTCAGGTCACGACGGTATTCAACCCATGAAGACCAGGTGACTGCGGATAGCCATTCAGGAAGTGGAACACTGGCAGCATCGAACGAACCCGCCCGGGGGGATTTAGGGGGTTTATTACTATTGTCTTTATTGTCTTTTGTATTAGTGTCTTTTGTGTGTCCCTGTTTTGGTGACACCGCTGTCACTACCGTGGTGACACTTTTTGTCACCACCGTGGGGACAGTGTCACTACCATGGTGACTGTCACTATCGTGGGGACACTTCCTGTCACTGCTGTGGTGACAGCTCGGACCCTTTTTAGCCTCAGGTAAAATCCACTCATGCAGATTTTTGTTGGGGCCAATCAGATCGCCTTCCTCAACCAGAACGCGCATGCTGATAAGCTCTTTTTTTGCGGTATTAACCTTCTGGCGAGGAAGCCTGGTTAACTGAGCAATCTGTGTATCGGCAATGCGGTCCATCTTTTTGTTGAACCCATAGGTTTTCCGGCAATAAGCATGAGCTACCTTGGCCTGATTTTTAGTCAGGTTTGAACCGATAAGCTCTTCGTAAAGCTCGTTAGCCAGACGGGTGTAACCATCGTCTGTATCGGCCACGCGTTGCTCCTGTATCCCCATATCGGCAATGGGGAAGTTGAGAATTTCTGCAGTGTTCATGCTTCACTCTCCCAGCCAGCCTCTTTCAGGAATTCGCGATAGTTGTCCAGGATGGCGGATGCCTCAGTTGGCAGAGCGAGATCGACCTGATCAGCAACTATCTGGATAAACTGGCGAGCCTTTGCTGCGCTAAACTGCGGCAGCGCCGCGCTGCGAGTGAGTTTTGCCTTTCCCGACGCTCTGGCTTTGTCCATCTGACGAGCGGCTATAGAAGCCGCCATGGTGCCGTGTTCGCGGGATAACGCGACAGCAGTTGTTGCAGCCACTTCACCAGCACGAACCATTTCAAGCAGGGGATCATCGCAACTGACAAGTTCGATATGCATCACCACATCAGAGACTGAGCGCTTAACCTTCTTCGCGATTTCAGCATGCTCCCAACCCTGATTTACCAGGCGCTGGTAAGCGTTACCTCTCTCGATGGGGGTTAGCGGCTTACCTTGCGAAGATGTGACCATGAAAGCGATTCGATCGGCATCTGTGCCTACAAAATCCTTGCATTCGATGCGAAGAATGGGATGACCGGCTTCCGTCGCTGCCAGAGCTCCGTAATAACGATGATGGCCATCGATAATTTTGATGCCCCGCTCGGTGACCTGGACAGCCAGCGGCGGAACATATTCACCATCGATAAACGCATCGCGGAATTCAGCGACGTGATCCTGGTCGATTTCTCGAACATTGAAACCAGGCTCAACGTACAATTCAGACACTGGAACTATGTATGTTTTGTTTACTGAAGTTCCTGTGCCGTTCTTTCCTTTATGCTTGTAAAGCTGGTAAAGTGAACTCATAATTACTCCTGTGAATTGATCCAGTTAATTC